GTCTGATACTGATTGAACTGGTTGCCGTACTGCGTTTGATAGTCGTTGAAAGCATTTTGGAACGCGGTGCCGGCCATGTTCTGGTTGTAGTTGATCAGCCCTTTCAGTGCGGAGCCTGATAGAGCGCCATCAGACGCCGCCTGGCTGTTCTGCAACGCCTGTTGCCCCTGCTGCAACTGAAAGTTGTAGGCGGGCGACATGTACTGCTGCCAGTTCGTATTGTTGATGGACGGCTGAATCGCCATCGGCGTATTCAACGTCGGCAGCAAGCCCGTCAGCGTATTGAGCGCCGTCGACCCTCCCGTCATATACGGCTGCTCGTTGCCAACCGTCTGGTTGTACATCTGGAGCTGAGCGCCCGTCGCGTTGTTCGCCGCATTGGCCTGCGTGTCGGCGGCAGATTGCGCGGAGCTTCCTTGAATCGCGCTGCCAACTACTGATGCGGCGACACCCGCTGCTACTCCCCACGGCATGATCAGTTCTCCTTAATCAGCACGCTATCGACGCGCTCAGGGTCCGTTTCGTCGGTAGCATGCACACAAAACCAGACGGAGTCCGTGATCGCCTCGATGCGATGTTTTCGGCCAGCGGGGATGACGAGCGCATCCGGCCCGTACATCTCACGGCGTTCGCCATCGATGTCGACCACGACACGCCCGGTCGCGAGGATCGAGATATGGTCGTAGACGTGCTCGTGCGTCTCGGCGTAATGCCCTGCAGGCAACGTCATTTGCTTGGCGTATTCACGGCCCGAGAAGAAGTGCTTCACGTGCAGATCGATCTCGATCACGATTTCCCTCGATATTTGTCCGTTCGAATGCAGACGATCAGCGTCATACGATCCTGACCGCTCCTGTTCGTCACCCAATGCTCGAGGCGGTTATCGAACCGATAGACATCGCCCGGCGCGGGACTGATGAATTCGTCTCCGCACCAGAATTCAGCGCCGGGAGCGCTCTCGATGGACACGTAGAACTTGTCGTAGTACTCCACGTGCCAACCGCGGTCCACATGCGGATCGATGCCGCATCCGTTCGGGATGCGTGTGATCAAGACGCCCCCAAGCATTTCACCCTCGACGTACTCCATGAGGCCGAACAGGATCGGGCGCAGCGCCGCTTTCACATCCGGGCACTTCGTCCAAGCGTCGTACCAGATGGGCACGTGAGCATCATTGAATCGGCTGAAGTCGCCGGATGCCTTGAACGGCGAGACGTCGTTGTAGCGAACCCATATGTCGGACATGGCCGCGTGCGGCGTGCCGGGCGCAGTCTTGCGGATGGAGTGCTGGTCCCACAGTTCAGGGTGCGCTGCGAGCGCGGCGCGCAGCTCGGCAACATCGAAGCCAAAGGGCAATTTATCGAAGAACTGCACGGTCACTCCACGAAGAGTTGCACGTACAGATCACCCGCGCCGACGGCCGTCGAATCGCTGTCAGCAACACCGGTCGTCGTAGCCATCCACATCGTTTTGCTGAAGTTGATGCCGTCTGACCACGTCAAGGGCACCTGGCTCGATGCGGGCACTTCGATCGTCAGAGCCGGTACCGTCGTGCCCACCGTCGGCGCATCCGTCGATTCGTAAAGCTTCACGTAGCGCGCGGCCGCGTTTGTGTTGATGAGCAACGCCCCCTTCAGGTTGGCGCCGTACTGCTTCACCGGATTGAGATTGACGGTCGCCAGCGAGACGAGCCGGAATTTCATTGCTGACATGGTGTTCTCCAGTTAGGCGACGCCGATCTCGCCTTCAGCCTCGAAGGTGAGCGCCCCGGCAGCAGACGCGAGCCCCGTGAGGAAATCGGCCACGTCAAGGCGAAGCAGCCCGTACCAATCGACGTAATTCCCCGGATTCCCATTGGCGGGAATGCTCGTGCCGTTGAACGCGAACTCGGTACCGGCGCCTGAGCCTGCGGTTGCTCCGACATACAGCGTTGCGTTCGCTGCGGCCGCCGATTTGTTGACGATGCGGATGTGACGAAGGATCACGTAGGTATTTGAACCAGCTACCCCTGCGCCGCCCGTGAGCGTCGGCGGATTGATGAGGTTTGCAACAGCCGCGCCGAGTGCTACCGGGCCGACGCGCAGTATCTTGTTCGAAGCCATCTGATTTCCTTACTGAGGCATTAAGAAGCCCTTGACGTAGACCTTCTGAATACCTGAAGGAATCGCCGAGGTGAAAGTGAGTGTTTTGCCGCTGAGCGAAAACGTGTCGCCGCCCTGAAAGCCAGCATCGAACGCAACGATCAGGTTTGCCTGCGAGCCGTAGGGCTGGGAAAGCGTCAAGGACGTCGTCGTGCCAGCCACGAAATCCACGCCGGCCGCAAAGCCGATGGTGCCGCCTCTACCCTTCTCGTCGAACCATCAGCCCACCGACATGCGCACCGGGACCATCATCGGCTCGTCCGGCTCGGGGATGTCCAACACAAGCACGGGACCCATTGCGCCCTGAGCCCCCGCAATTCCAGGCGGACCGACAGGTCCTGGAATCGACATAAATTCGTCTCCATCGCCGTCCATATCCCACATGACCGGGATTGGAGGCAATTCGACCGAAGAACCGAAAGCGCCAGACGCTCCCCCGGTGCGCTGCCATAGCGCCATGATCAGATAGAGGAAGTCCCTGCTCGGGTAGCCCTCTTTGCCCTCAATGCGCATCCATGGGTAACGCGCCTCGAGAAATCCCTGCGGTATGTTTGCCATGTCAATCGAGCAGCAAGGACGCGCCGACTACGTCGCGCGGAACAGGATCGGAGAATTTCGCCTCGTAGACGCGGTCCCGAGCATTGCCCATGCGGCGCCAGATCGCGCGGTATTTGGTCTTGCCGGCCATACCAATGCTCTGCCAATGCTCGTTGCTCCATGTCTGGCCGCCGTCATCTGACCAGCGCAGCATCACTTGTGGGTCACTGCCCTGCCCGGTTTGCAGCCCGACACCGGGCGTGAATTCGAGTTGCAAGCGGCGATGAAAAACCCGCTCGCGATCGCTGTCATCCCACACATGGGGCGCACGTCGCCAAGCAATGAGCGGTTCGCCATTGTCGCTATAGATGGCGCGTGACATCTGATAGAGGTTGCCGTTCTGATAGTCCCCTACGAGACGCATGCCGGCGAAGTTCATGAAGCAATTCGACCGGTGTCGATGAAACCGGCCCGCGGTCGGTTCATAGCTCAACCGCTCATGCCACATATTTGTCGTCGCATCCCATACCCACGTCGCGTCAGCGGTTGGAAAGGTGAGCACGTAGAACAGATGCTCGTCTTCCTGATACGCGTACGCGATCGCATCGCTGATGACCGGATAGCTCTTGATCGCGTTATTGACGGCGATTGTCGATGCATCCACAGTCTGGTATCCGACGGTACGCTTGACGGTGTTTTGCCCTTGCTCATTGGCACCTAGCCAGACAAGGCTGTCGCCGACTCGAGCAATGCTCTGTGCCGCCGCGCATCCTTGTTGCAACGTCACGCCCTGCAACCGCGAGAACGGGAACGTCGCATTGCCTGCGTCGTACCACACCTCGGTCGTTCGCTCGCCGATCAGCCATAGCTCACGCTTGTCCTCGATGAAGGTCACAAGGTTGTCCGTACTCGTGTCCTTGAGGGCGAAATAAGTTGCATCCATCGGGCTCACGCCGTTCCAGTACAGCGGCGACGTGTAGAAGATCTGCGAACCCGGCTTGTTGAAAACGAGCCAACCGTCGACGAATGCGATACGCGAAGCACCCAGCCACGCCGGATCGCCGATCTGATTTACCGTCCACGCCGAAAGGTTCACCACGTAACCGTTCGGGCCATCGGAGATCGCCGCGATGCCGCCGGCGCCGTTGTCCCGGATGACCACGGGCCCGCTCGACGTCGAAATCTGGCCAATCTGCGTGGCGGCCAGCACGGCATTCGAGGTTGCGGTCGCAGCCGTCGCGATGGTCACCTTGAAGACTGCATTGCCCGAGACGACAAGAGCCGTCTGCCCCCCTGGAAGCGGCCAATCGCCGCGTACTGGCCCATTGCCGAGCGTGATCTGACTCAAAAGCCCCGGCGTGCCGAGGAGCGCCTTCGGCGTCTTCGACTCCTCGTTCTGCGAAACCTCGACGTACCAGTTGACGCACTTCTCGGCGTCTTGAAGTAGCATCGGCGCTTCATACGCCTGCCCGACGAACGCGAATTTCGGCATGGCTAGCGAAAGCCTCCATGCAAAATCCAGCCGGCATCGTTCTTGGCCCGGCCCGCAATGGCATGGTCATACGTAGCGGTGTTCTGGGCCTGGGCATTCAGGTTCTTCACTGCGGCCTTGGCGATTTTGTACTGCTCGACAAGCGCTTGCGGCATTGGCGCCATGCCCTTGTATTCCGGCCACAACTCGAGCGCGAGCGCGACCTTCAGGAAACGCCCATAGCCCTGCGGCAGCGTCACCGGGGTATCGAGCGTCAGGAAATCCGTGAACAGGTTGTCCGTCCACAGATGCACCTCACCGCCCTGTGAAGGGTTGGGGAAGAAGTAGAACGTCCCGAGCGGGACCGCGGCGTCGTAGTACAACACCTTCGGCCATGGGCCCGGCTGATTCTTCAAGCCGATCGACGACCATTGGTCGAGGCCGATCACGTCGAGCGGATAGTCGACCTGCGAAATCCCGCTCGTCGTGAGCCGCGTAAAGCCGGTTAGGACACGTAAGGGACGCTGGATCGCGATGTTGCCAGGCATCGTGTACGTGATCTGAAACAGCACCGAGAACGTCGCGGTCGCGTTCTTCGACATCGTCACCGTGTTTGCGCCGATCGCCATTACCGTCGCACCAGCCGCAATGCCCGATCCGCTCACCGAAGCGCCGATCGCGAGATCCGCGGGCATCGCAGTGACGTTCGCTATAACGTTGCTTCCCTGCGTCACTGTCCCGAGGAACGTCCCGCCGGCCGGATTTCCGACCGTGTAGATGTTCTGGCCGCTCATCAGGTCGAAGATGTTCTCGACCCGCGCGTAGCAGGCGAGATGCTCATTCGACAGGCTGTCGAGCAGGTCGTTGAGCACGACGAGCGCATCGTTCGCTGTGTCGTCGTCGGGCGTCTCGCCGGCCGCGAGCTCGTTGATGCGCTTAAGCGCCCCGGTGATGACGTCCAGCGCGGTCGCGGACATTACTTCGCCTCGCTCTCGGCTTTGGGCTCAGCCTTTACCAGCGACGCGAGGTTTTCGGTCCAACCTTTCTTCAGAGCCACCTTTTGCTCGTCGGCGGACTCGACGATCATCGTCTTGAGCATGCCGGTTTGCGTAGCCATCTTGAGCGCTTCCTGGTCCTCGAACTGCCGATCCGCGCGGTAGAGCATCTTGGGAAATTCCATCATTCCTCCGGTTTTATTGGGGCGCCGAAGCGCCCCGCGGCGTTAGAACGAGTTCATGTAGCCCGAGCCAGCCGCGACGACGTCGCCGGGTTGCGGGCGCGAGACTTCGAACGTGTACGACCCGGCGTTCGGCGTGATCGGCGACGCCGTCAGATTGGCGAACGTGATCGTGATCTTGTCGTTCGTGGTCGCATCCGCGGTCACGTTGACGATCGCGAGGCCCGCCTGGAATGCACCGGGCAATGCAAGCGATTGCAGGTAGTCGCCCGGCTGCGTGCCGAGGCCCACACCTGTGAACGACTGCTGCGCCGTCGTGTTCGCGGCGACAGCCGCCGGCGTGATCGACGCCGTTTGCAAAATCGCCTGCTTCTGGATGTTCCCGACGGAACCGGTGGGGACGGGATTCGACGTGATCGCCGGGCCCGGATTGGTCGTGGTCATATTGCTTGCTCCTGAAAAGGAAGAAGCCGCCCGTAGGCGGCCTCAATGCGGTTAGCCGGCGACGCGGCAGGCAAGTTCGCGGTAGAGCGACGCCCAGCCGTACAGAACGTCCATACGCGTCGGGATCGCGTCGTTGTTGATCGTGTACTGGCGCACGATGCGGATCGACATGCCCGTCTTCTTGTCAGCCGCGCGACCAGCGAAGTGCACGCCGTCCGGCAATTCCAAGTCGGCCATCGCCAAGGTGAAGGCGTTGCGGTGCAGCGCCATCGACTGCGGGCTATACGTACCGCCGGCGCCGAACACGGTGATGCTCGCGTTGTTGGTCGGAGCCGCCGACACGTTCTGGAACTGCCCACCGCTGATGATCGCGGGTGCGATCGTCAATTGCAGGACGCCAGAGCTGTCGGAGGTGTACTTGCCCCCAACCACCTGGCCGAAGCTATTGTTGATCGGCGTGAACGTGCCATTCGACGGCGTGCCGACTGGGGGCCGGACGACGAATTGACGGAGCTGGTTGGAGCCCCACTGCGCGCGGTTTTGCGGGTTGACCGCATAGACGCCCGCAATCTGGATGATGTCGCCCACGTTCAAGACGTTCGTCGAGGCCGTCCAGCCGGACGTGTACAGCGTGCCGTTGTCCTGCCACCCGGTCGTGATCAGCGCCGAACTCGTACCCGAGGTCGAGAAAACCGGCGTGCCGCCCTGCGCGCCCACGTTGTAGCTGTTGACGTTCTGGTCCTGGTACCAGTCGAAGCCGAGGGTGGCCTTGCCAAGCATGCCCTTCTTGTACTGCTCGCCGATCGTCGCCTGCGGGTTGAAAAGGCCCTTCAGCGCGTCAGCCATGCTGACCATCGAGAACGGATCGAGGATGATGCAGCGCTCGCCGTCGTCGGGCGTCGCCTCCGAATCCATGATCGCTTTCGCGGTCAGTGCAGTCAGCGCCGCCGTCGGCTTCGTGCCGGGTGTGCCTACGGCGTTGCCGGTGTTCTGATAGGCAAATTGCAGCCCGTCGAAGTCGACCTTGTTGGCAATCGTCGCAACGGCCGGCTTGATAAGGCGCCTGCTGAATTCGTCCATCGAGAGAAGCAGATCCGCCGTTGAGAACTGCGTGTCGACGTGGAACTGAGTCGTCAGCGTGACGGGCACGCTGCCTTCCACGAAGTCCTCGACGTTCAACGCTGGACCGACGGTGCCCTTGAAGCGGGCCGGCCGGCGAACGTTGACCGTGTAACCGATCTTCGCGCCAGAGATGGCGAACTTGTCGTCGTACTCGCGCGTGACCTTGTCGGAAAACACGCACTCGTTTTCAAGAACCATCAGCGACTCATTCGTGATGTCGCTGATGGTAAGCATCGTGTTGCTCATTTCAGGCTCCAGAAATGCAAAACCCCGCCGAAGCGGGTTGTCATGGCTTGTGGAGCGCTACCGACCGTTTCGAGCCTTGATCTGCGCCTGTCGATAAGCCTTGTACTCTGCGTACGTCATCTGCGACGTGGGCTTTTCGACAGGTCCTGACGCTCCGGTCAGGGGCTCGATAGGCGGAGGCGCCTTCGACTTTTCGACTTGGGGTTCCGGCTTCTTCTCAGCGCCGGTTGCCGGTTGTTCCTTGGGCTTTTCGCTGGCCTGCGCGAGCTGGTCCTCGAGCTTCCCGAGCATGCGCAACGCGGCCGTCTGCGACATGCCTTTCAGAAGCTTCGCTTCGCTCGGGTTCTGCGCCAGGTAGTAGGCCAGTTGCGGTCCCATATCGCTCTCGACGATCGCGACGTACAGGTGGTTCGGCATGTCGATGTCCGACTTGCCAACGACTTCATCGAAATCGGTGAGCTCTGCTTTGGCGAGTTCCAGCCGCTGCGCCCAGTTGTCGGCGAGCTGCTGCTGAAATGCTTCGGTGCGGGCTTGCTGCTGCTCCCGTTGTTGCTCCGCGAGCTTCTGGTCGACCTTCCAGTCGGTGAGCGCTTCCTGGTAGTCCTCGTCGGACACGAACTGGGCACGCTGCGGCTTCGGATCGGGATCCTTCGGCGGCGGCAAAGCCTGATTCGCTTGCATCTGTGCACGCAATTCCGCCAGCTCGGCCTCGAGGCGAACAGCTTTCGCATTCGCTTCCTCGGCCTCACCGCGCGCGGCGTTGCGCTCGTGACGGGTACGCACCAACTCTTCGACCAGCGGCTTTTTCTTCGGCTGCTGCTCGGGGTCCTTGCCGGTCGTTTCAGCGCCCGGCTGCGGTTCGCCCGTCTTTTCAGGCGTCTTCGCTTCGGGTGCCGCGGTGGCTTGGCCGCTCAATTGCTGCATCAGCGATTCGGAAGTGACAACGGAACGTGTTTCGGACATGGATAACTCCACGAACCCCAATGAAAACGCCCCACGCGGCGGGGTAACCGGGTGGGG